TTGTCTCGGGAGCAATACTGGCGATATTCGGCGATGTTGTTAGACTTGTAAGAGTTTTATTTACACAATCAATTCCTGATAAAACTGAACTACCAACTGCGAATGTGCCTGTTTTACTCGTATATAAGAGTGTGGATGCGTCGCTAAAATATCCGTTGATTGTGCCTGTTACCTCTTCGTTAAATATACTCGGTGTTTGTATTGATGCGGAAAAATTTTTTAGTGCTGTTGCCGTCTGTTCTGACACCAAATCCATATATCCAGTTGTATCTACTGCGTCTATTTGTGCCTGAATATTTCCAATTAATCCTGTGCTATATGATAATTCAGTTGGAGTAATATTTGTGTTATTGACATTCATGACACCTGTTATTTTCAAAGTATCTGTGAAATTTTTTACACCGCCGATATCCTGATTTGAGTTCAAATCTACTACATTTGTTAAATCTGCTTCAATATCGTCTATCTGTTGCTGGATATTACCAGTTATTCCTGTTAATTGTGAAATTTCTGTTGGCGATAATGTAACTCCATCAACTAACATAGAATTGTTAATTTGTATGTTGTCAGTTATGATTGAGTTAGCGGTTAAATTATTCACCTCTATGTCTTCACTAAATATGCTAATAATGCCGTTCATAGACCTTGTGCTGGTTAATTCGTTATAACTCATATTTATTATCTATATATTGTATATATAATAAAATGGGACGTGAATGTATTAATTGTGGCGGTGAGATTATTGTGGGTAAAGTATTACATGAAGTTGAAGATAATGTTTATGAAGTTGAGATTAAAACAGAGTGCTTACCTTGTGAAATATTGAGAAGAACCAGAAATGAAAAACGAGATTTATTGGATAAACTCAAACAAAAACGGCGACGACTGATATATTTAGAAGAACGCCTAAAATTAAGAAAGATTAAAAATAATCGTGGAAATTATACAAAATATTGCGAAGAACGGTATTGTAATCCTGATAATTTTGAAGACTTTTAGACTTTCTCAAAGCGTAAGAATAACACAAACTGGGGTGTCTTTTGTGAAAGCACACCATCTAAATCACGGAATGCTACTTCCAATATATTAGAGGTTGGTCTTCCAACTATATTAACAGGTGGGTTTGTTGAAAATTCTGCTCTCAATCTGGCGTGAGATGAGTGTGGTTCTTCGCTATAAATAAGTCCTATATCTCTGCTTGTTCCAGAGTTTAAATTACCGCCCTCTATGTTTTTCAAGGTTGAACCAAGGTTGTCAAGTGATAATGTATATAAATCATCTTCGTTTAAATTAGCATCAACCGCTGATATAAATGAGAAACTTACTAAATACTCGGCATAAGGGTCGTCCAAGAACTGGTTCCAAAATACCTTAAATTTAGCAACACCAGAAGCATATGAAAGAGAGTTTTGCGATTTCAATACTAAATTAGTAGTCATATATACTATTAATTTAGAAAATAATTTACATAAATAATTCTTGCTTTTTAGGTTCTCGTCTGGTCTTTTCCAATTCATTTGTTGGTCTTTGTCTTTGTCCGTGTCCGTCTCTGCCTAATATTGGTTTAGGTGCTGGTGAAGGTAATTTTGGTATTTTAATAGGAACTGATGCGTGACCTGCTCGTCTGCCTTCTTTACCTTCATGTGCCTTTTGATATGCTGGTGCTCTTACAGGTAATGGTTGTCCTATGTTTCCTCCTCGCTGTGCGTGTTCTACTGTTCTTTTTCCAACCTCACTACCGACTGCTGAACCGATTATTCCACCGATTGCTCCCCCCGCTAATGTTCCTTCGGGGCCGAAAACAGAACCAATTCCTGCTCCAATTTCAGTTCCACCCATTCTACCCACAAGAGAACCCACTCCTCCACCTATTGTTGATGCGGATTTTTTGAATGCTCCACCGATTTCGCCTCCTAAATGTCTAAAACCTCTTCCAAGTTTGCGAAAAAAACTCATTATAATATACCGTTAGATTTAATCGTCGTTTATAATAATTTCGTCAAACTTTCTAAACAATCTTCCACTACCAGTATTAATGACTAAATATTCATGCGGTTTGTTATATACCATTTTCTGTATTGCCTGACTGTAATCTTTGTATTGTGGCAAGGTTTCAATAAACAAACTTTCCATTTCATCTGGTGATACTTTAAATACAACAATATTATCGTATAAGCGTCTTACTTCAAATGGAACTGATTTCCAAGTTTGACTTAATATGAATGTGGCGTATATCCCAAGGTGGCGTTTATTCATAGCAATCTGCTTTAATAATTTTTGAGTTGATGAAACTTTCAATTCACTCGCCATATCGTCTATCACGATTGCTATTTTATCACCTTCTTCTCGTGCCTTTGCTCTTTCAATTATTTCATCTAATACTTCACCGTTTAATTCGTTGAATATCTGGTCGTCTGGTAATTTGCTAAATATATTATCTGACATACTCAACATAGAATTTGCGGGGCAGATATAAAAAATAGTATCAAAACATTTCTTCAACATATTCTTTGACTTGAACCAACTATACACTAAACTGCTTTTCCCTTGCCCTGGACGTCCTAAAATAGCAGTTGTATTGTGCTTATTCATACACGTTCTCGTCATTTCGTATTTGTTTAACTTCTCGTGGAGTGGTTTATCACAACTCATTACACATATTGGTAAATCAGGTTTTTGATGCTTCTTTAATGTAATAGACATATACATTACATTAAGAAAAGGTTATAACTTAATAAAGTATTTTAAGTGTTGATAATTCTGGTTCCTGTCATATGTATATCTATAAGATTTCCCATGTATCTTACAAAGTTGTCTTATTATGGTAATAAATGAATTGTAGTTAAACTCTCTTGTTATGTAAAACTTTTTTGAATTGTGATAATACTCTTTTAATTCGTCCAACCATGGTTCTTGATATTTGTGGAATACCATTTTTTTAAATGTGATGTAATCAATCACATATTCGTCATTTTCTTTAATAGTAAATAAATCTATTATTGTATGTAAATACCATATTGGCGGTTGCTCTTTGAATATTTGGTTCATATACTATACTTTTAGAAAATTATAATGTCTTTTGACAAATTCATTTTATAACAAAAATACCATACCCCACCATTAGGAGTATAATTATCTTTTCCATTTCCATAAAATTTTACTCGTTTCTTTGGTATGATTATCTGTATATTATCAAATAAATCCAAGAACCACTTACACGATAATACAATTGGAAACATAACCATAATAAAAGGTTTATCAAGTTCTTTTAATCTTGTAAATACTCGTTGTCTTAATGAAAATGGTGGATTACTAACAATTATATCACCTAAATCATTATCAAAAAAATCAATAGGTTCGTGTATTACATTAAAACCCAGTTCTCGTAAATATTCACCGCTTTTTCCATCACCATAAAATGGTTCATATATAACTTTATCCTTTGGAATATATTGTTCTATTTTTTCCCAGACTTCCTTTTTTGAGTAATAATTGTCAGTTTCCTTTTGATTAGTAAAATCCATATATATTATCACCAGAGAATTTTATCGGCGTAGAACCCTGCTGAACCTTTCTTGTGTCTGTCTTTCTCATGCCTTTCTTTATATAATCGTCTGCGAGTTTCGGCAAATGCTAAACCCTTTTCTTTTTTAAATGTAGGAAAATCTTTGTAGCCTTTTGCTCCAATAGATGCCACCTTTTCTCTATTCTTAAATACATCTATCTTCTTGTCTTTCCGTGTAGATGGTTTGATTTGAACCCCTAACTTCTTCGCCTGTTGTTTTGAGTAATCGGTAATCTCATACATTATATAATAAGGTATGAAAAAAAGTATTACTTATAAAATACTAACCTAACTAACCTATCTACCTAGCTAATCCTTTCATCACGTAGTTCGCTACATCATCACGATTTTCTTTCTTTTGGAATGCGTAAATGTATCCACTAACCATATAACCCATTAACATACAACCAACGGGGTCAGGATTTTGTGGAACTTGTTCTCCATCTTCGTATGGTTGAACGACAAGAATATGCCATTCTTTATTGAATATATTTCTGGTTTTATTGTTATAGTCCATAATCTTTAACTTACCTTGAAGTGCCAGTTTTCTCCACTCCTGCATTTGTTGTTGTGTTTCTTTTATATTCATAACACCAATCTCTCGCTTACTCACAATATAAGTCCAAGAAATGTCTTCCTTGGTTTTCTCTTGTAGCATACCGAAGTAGTTTCTTGCCAAGTCGTTTCTGTTAAGAATTAATGCCATCTTTTAATGCTCTTGTGTTTGTGCTAAAAAAGTAAATCAATTTTATGGATTTCAATTTTTTTCATTTTCGGTACTTCATTTTTCAGTACTTTATATACCTTTAAAAAAAGTATTTAATAAATAACCTAACTAACCTAGCTAATATGTATCTAATAAAGTATCATCTCTCTCACAACAACTACTACAAATACATGCCTCATTAC